CCCATTAAAGCTTATCAAAGTAAAGAAGTTATTTTTGATTATCAACCAACTGATCTAGCCGCTGCAATAACAGTTGATAGAGGAGATTTTTACACATCATTAAGAGAAGAGGGTAAATTAAAATTCAATGATAGCAACCCACCTAGATTCAATAGATTAGATGAAGAAGAACTACCACTTGATAGACCAGAGCCGGGATATATCCGCGTAAAAAACATGTGTATCTCTGACATCAGTGAGCCTCCTAACAAAAAACCATTGAAGGAATACCTTAATTGGAAAAAGAATGTGCTCTGGGATACAGCTAAGGACAGACTAAAGGAGTTAAACAATGGAGTGGCATAAAAAAACAGATGAACAGTACGACAATTACATAACTTTGATGATGGGTGGAGACAATGAAAACGAAATCCAATTCACTGAAGACGATTGGGCTGTTGTAATGTGTGCTTTACAGGATGTGATTGGATTGGTTGCTGGCAAGTTACGTCTAAAGGAACTTAAAGAGAATTGGAAATATCAAGATTCGGTTTCTGAACTTTACAAAATCAAAGCTAAGATGATAAAGATAGAAGAGTTTGATAACTCCCCAATCTATATTTCTGAGCTAGATCACCGTAGGTTACTGGCTGGAAAGGAATCTGTGATTGATTTCTTTAACCGTCAGAAATCAGTAAAACAAAATAAAATTTAAATAAGGAATTTATTGGATGTTTGAGGAAAATTAATATATGAAATCAATAACCCTTGATGTTAAGGATGCAGCACCTTCTGAGGAAGGCCCTATAGATGAGATGGTGCTTGACTTCTTAGTTGAACGTAATATAATCCCATCTAGTTTTAGATGGAAACTTGTGATTGAATATGAGGAAAATAATAAATGAATGAAATAGATCCTGTATCAGAATTTACTGTAAGCATTAACGATGAGTGGTGTAAATTTTTTGCCTTTAATAATATGCCTGTACCTAGTCAACGATTGTTTTATAAATTCATTAGATTTATTCAATATGATATTGACCAGGAAAATGTTAAAGCACATGAAATAAATAACATCATGTCTTACAAATTTTCAGAGTTTTTAGATTACTTAATAGGTGTTTAAAAGCTTGACAATAACTTGACGATGTGTTATCGTCTACATCAAACTAAAAGGAGAATATACATATGCCTACAGTAACTGGAATCGCTTATTGGGCCTCAGTAACAGTACCCAATACAACCTTTGAGCCTACTTATAGCGTTAATCTTATAGTAGATCAAGAAATAGCAACTAAATTTAAGGAGAAAGGCGTTGCAATAAAACAAATGGAAGAAGGCCCTGCTGTAGTTATTAAACGAAAAGTAAATGGCCCTAAAGGGATGGTACGAAACCCCCCCACATTAGTTAATATTAGAGCAGAGCCTGTGAATGTAGCTATAGGTAATGGTTCTAAAGTTAAAGTTCAATATAAATTATTTGATTGGGATTATAATGGACGTTCAGGGGTTGGTGTAGATTTTCAAGGTATGCAAATTTTGGACCTTGTACAGTATGAGAGTAAATCAAAAGCTGAAAATGAATTTGAGGATGAGGGTGAAAACATGACTAATGAGGAGCTAGAAGAACTATGAGTGAAGTAGAAAGCGAAACTGCAAAGATGGTATATCGCAAAGATGACATTTATTATGATGTTTCAAAACTAAATACTGAAGCCCAACAAGCATTTATGATGTTAGCTGAAATAGAAAATAAAGTATTGCGAGAGACTGAAGTAGCTTTAGCTACAGTTAGAGCAGCACAATCTCATTATAATAATCTGATTCAGAACAATCTTAGTGATGAGGCTAAGATGGCTGAACCAGGGCCTCTAATAATAGATGGCGAGAGCCAGGAGGATAGCTGATCGTAGGGGGCTTCGGCCCCTTTTTTATTAAACATGGAGAAATGAATGGCTTTTATTAAGTTACATCAACCTTGTCCCGAATGTGGATCAAGTGATGCCGTATGTATTAATGAGGACAACTCAGGCTGGTGCTTTAGTTGTCAGACTAGGATTGCAGATTATAATAATATTAAAACAGAACCTGTGATACAATTTTCTAAATATAAAAATAACATTGTTATAGATACTGATTCTAGTTTTAACGCTTTAACAGATAGGGGAATATCTTTAGAGACTGCTAAAAAATATGGTGTTAAAAGTACTCTAGATTTTAAGTCTAATGTTATTAAACATTTGTACCCTTATTATAACAATACAGAAATTACAGGATATAAAGTTAGGGACGCAGATAAAACTTTTATTTGGCAGGGCAGTCCTCAAGATTCACTATTATTTGGAGAACAATTATTTCAAAGCGGAGGTAAATATGTCACGATAGTTGAGGGAGAGTGTGATGCTATGGCAGCATATGAGATGCTTGGATCTAAATGGCCTGTAGTTTCATTAAAAAATGGGGCTGGTGGAGCAGAGAAAGATATAAAAAGTAGTCTAGAATTTTTAGAAAAATTTGAAACTGTAGTTATAAATTTTGATAGTGATAAACCAGGGCAAGAAGCAGCACAAAGAGCAGCTATGTTGTTAAGCCCTGGCAAGGCTAAAATAATGAAGATGCCTGAAGATTTTAAAGATGCTAATGATTTATTAAAATCAAATACGCCTGATGAATATGTTAATTGTTGGTGGGCCTCTAAAGTCTATACACCTTCAGGTATTGTTAATGTATCTGATATGGAAGAAGAATACTTCAATCGGGAAGAACAAGAATCAGTACCTTATCCTTGGGGAGGACTTAACGATAAGCTTTATGGCTTGCGTATGGGTGAGCTTGTAACTTTAACTGGCGGTACTGGACTAGGTAAATCTAGTATTACTAGAGAGCTAGAGTACTGGCTGCTTAAAAACACACAGGACAACGTAGGGATAATAGCTCTTGAAGAAAAGAAGACTCGCACTGTAGATGCCTTGGTTTCTATTGAAGCTAATACAAAGTTGTATATCAAACAGATCAGGGAAGAGTATCCTCAAGAAAAATGGCGCGAACACTACAAAACTTTGTTTAAGGGCGTTGCTGAAAATAGACTTTGGATATACTCACACCTTGGACAGCATGATGTAGAAGAAATCTTTTCTAAATTAAGATACCTTATTATAGGATGTGATTGTAAATGGATCATTGTAGATCACTTGCACATGTTAGTATCTTCCCTTGCTATTACAGATGAGAGAAGAGCCATAGACAATATTATGACTAGGCTTAGATCTCTTGTAGAAGAAACAGGGTGCGGCATGATATTGGTATCTCACCTTAAAAAGATTGAAGGTAACAGGGGTCATGAGGATGGTGCTGAAGTGAACATAAGTCATATGAGAGGGAGTCAATCAATAGGACAACTCTCTGACTGTGTTATATCTTTGACCAGAAATCCCAGGGCTGAAGATCAAATAATTGCTAACACAACAAAAATAGATGTTTTAAAATCTAGATATACTGGAGATGTTGGGGTAGCTTCTCACTTACTTTATGATAAAGATAGTGGTAGACTATCAGAAATTGATATAACTTTTATTAACTCAGATGATGGAGTACCATTTTGAAATCAATTGTATTTGATATAGAAACTGATGGCCTTATATCTACTAAGATATGGTGTATTGTAGGCTTAGATGTGGAAACAGAGAAGATTTATATTTTTAGACCTGACCAATTAGAGGAGGGAGTAAAATTTTTACAAGGATATGATAAATTAATAGGACATAATATTCTAGGCTTTGATATACCTGTAGTTAAAAAATTACTAAATGTAGATTTAAGTTCTAAAAAGATTGTAGATACTTTAGTTTTATCTAGACTTTTTAATCCTGTGAGAGAAGGAGGACATGCATTAGCAGCCTGGGGATATAAGCTAGGGTTTCATAAAATAGAATTTGAGGACTACGAAAATTTTTCTGAGGAAATGATAACTTACTGTGAGAGAGATGTTGAATTAAACTACTTAGTTTATAAAAAACTAAAGCAAGAGAGTGCAGGATTTTCTATGGACTCAGTTAACATTGAACATGCAACTGCTTCGCTTGTAGATTGTCAAAGAAAAAAAGGTTTTTACTTTGATAATAATAGAGCAGGTGCTTTATTAGATTCACTGACTAAAAGAATAAATAAAGTTGAAGAAGAAGTTCATAAAGTTTTTGGAATAAATAAAAATTATATAAAAATATATCCTAAATTTAAAAAAGATAAAGAGCTATCTAAAATCGGAGTAACAAAAGATGGTAAGTCTATTCGTTTAGATGGCTTGGAATATGAAAGTTTATTATGTTATTTAAATGAACATAAACCTCCGAATTTAATACATGTAGTGAGAGATATTTCAGAAGATTTTAATTTAGGATCAAGAAAACAAATAGGAGAAAGACTCAAAAGTTTAGGGTGGAAACCAGACAAATTTACACCTACTGGACAGCCTATGGTAGATGAAAAAATACTTATTAATATTAAAATACCTGAAGCTAAAATGATAGCTGAATATTTAATGCTTCAAAAAAGAATAGCACAAATCAATTCTTGGTTAAAAGAATTACAGGAAGACAATAGAATTAGGGGCTTTGTTAATCATAATGGTACTATAACAGGCAGAATGACTCACCGCTCTCCTAATACTGCACAACTTCCTAGTGTTAGAGTTCCGCATGGTAAAGAGTGTAGGGAATGTTGGACTGTGCCAGAAGGTTATAAACTTTTAGGAGTAGATGCATCTGGTTTAGAGCTTAGAATGCTTGCCTCATACATGAATGATAAGGAATACATAAATGAAATTATTAATGGAGACATACACACCGCTAATCAAAAACTTGCAGGACTTAAATCAAGAGATCAGGCAAAAACTTTCATCTATGCCCTCTGCTATGGGGCAGGAGATAAAAAATTGTCAACAATTCTTGGAGGAAACGCAAGAGATGCAAGAACAATTAGACAACATTTCCTTGATAATCTCCCATCATTTAAATCTCTTAAAGATCGCGTTGCAAGAGCAGCAACAAAAGGATATTTAAAAGGATTAGATGGTCGAAAAATATTTATTAGATCAGAACATGCTGCACTTAATACTTTATTACAAAGTGCTGGTGCTGTTATTATGAAAAAAGCCTTAATTATATTTAGTAATAGGATATATCATTATGATGCCCATGTAGTTGCTAACGTCCATGATGAATGGCAGATAGAGGTGAGGGAAGATCAAGCTCACGCTGTAGGGGAGATAGCTGTTGAAGCTATACGCCAGGCAGGGATTGATCTTAATTTAAATTGTCCTTTAGATGGGGAATATAATGTCGGAAGAAATTGGGCAGAGACACATTGATAGTAATGTCAGGGAGCTTAATGAACTTGTAGATTTAAAATACAATAAACCAAAAGGAGGAATATTTAGATTATTAAAAGGTAAGTCACCGCTTCTTGTTACAAATATAATTCAGTGTGAGGATATTGTTTTAATTGAATGTATGTATTTGACATCTGGGAGTGTTAAGTTTTACAAAGACAATAAAAAAGTAATACCATTAAAACTAGGTTCGTTTGAGGATGATGATGAGTCTTTATCTATAAACGAAAAAGAAGAAGCTAAACATTTAGGCTGTGTTAATTGGCCTAACTGTGATACAGAAGGATGTGGAGAGTGGTGAAAAATATAAATCCTAAAACAAATAAGCCTTATTATTATAAAGATAATCCTGAAGCTGTTAAAGCTAGGGATTCTAAAAGAATGTATGTTAATGGTAAAGAAGTATTAAAGAAACATCCTTTGTATAAACCTGGTAAATATAAAGGTTTTACTGACGCAGCGTTTAGTTCACTACAAAACTATGCGGAAGCTAAAGAAGGACAAGTATATATCATATGCAATCCTTCTTTTCGTAACTGGTGCAAAGTAGGTATGGCTGTAGACGCAGAAGATAGATTAAAACAATATCAAACGTCTTCACCGCACAGAGATTACGCATTAGTTAAATGTTATAATACTTCTAATAGAAGGGAAACAGAAACAAAAGCTCATGCAGAACTGGAAAAAAATTACAAACGTAAAGGAGAATGGTTTATGTGTACTGGTTATAATGCTCAAAAGATTTTAGATGCAATGCTTGAAACAGAGGGAGAACAACTTGACTTATTCTAAAGACTTAGAAGACTTGGTAGATGATATATACGAGAGCCTAGCTCCGCTATCTGAAAACAAACCCATAGAACTAACTGATGAGGTTATAGACGATACCGTTGAAGCAATCAGGGAAGCCCTAGTTCATTGGGCCAGACCTTCTGAACGTAATAGAAGTTTCGGTCTTAGAATGTCTAACATAGGGAAACCTGCAAGACAGTTATGGTATGAGAAAAATATTCCTAACAAAAATATTATCAGTGCTTCTAATCAAATAAGATTTTTATATGGTCATATTTTAGAAGCAGTTATGATTATGCTTGTTAAACTATCAGGTCACAGTGTAACTGATGAGCAGAAAGAAGTTGAGGTTGAGGGGATTAAAGGACATATAGATTGTAAGATTGATGGTGAAGTTGTTGATATTAAAACCGCATCTAGAATATCTTTTAATAAATTTCAAACAGATAAGCTTCCTGAAGATGATCCCTTTGGATACATAGACCAGTTATCTTCTTATGAAAAAGCTGAAGGTACAGAAGATGGAGGATTCTTAGTAATAAATAAAGAGAGTGGAGAGTTATGTTTTTATCAACCTGGATTTGTTAATAAATCTGATGTGGTTACTAAAATAAAAGATTTAAAATCTAAATTACTTCTTGACTCTCCTCCTCCTTTGTGCTATCTTCCTGTACCTGAAGGTGTAAAAGGTAATATGAAAATACACCGATCCTGCCAGTATTGTAATTTCAAATTTGAATGCCATAAAAATTCTAATGATGGTGAAGGTCTCAGAGTATTTAAATATTCTAGAGGGCTTACTTACTTTACTAAAATTGTAATAGAACCAAAAGTAGAGGAAATAAAATGAACACAAAAACTATGAAAAAAGTATCTTTAAAAACTAATGTTTTACTATTAGAGTGGCTCAAGAGTTTGCTAACCGATGAACAAATTCTTGAAGTAAATGATTCTAATTTTAAATCTTTTTTACCTAAAGATAATTATTTTTTTCAAAAGAAAACTTTATATCTTAGTGCTTACACACCTAAATGGGTAAGGAAAATATTAAAAATATTTATTAAAAAAGGCATAGATATAAATACAGTTACTTTAAAAGATATTGAAAACTACAGAGTAAAAAAATTAATATAATAAAAACAAGGAGTCTCAAAAGAAAACCCAGACGTAAAAGACCTTTGAAAATAAAAGGATACGATTCAGTGTGGGAGGCTGTTCTACATGAAACACTTTTGAATAAGTGGTATCATCATGCAGACAAAGTTTCTTATATAACTGAGCATACTTATGAACCTGACTTTGTAAAAGAAATCAATAATAAAACTATACTTCTAGAGGCAAAGGGACGGTTTTGGGATCATGCAGAATACAGTAAATATCTTTGGGTAAGGAAAGCTTTACCCGAAAATACTGAATTAGTATTTCTTTTTGCTAATCCTGCTAAACCTATGCCAAATTCTAAACGAAGAAAAGATGGAACTAAAAGATCACATTCTGAGTGGGCAGATGCTCATAAGTTTAGATGGTTTAGTGAAGAATCTATTCCAGATTCTTGGATAAATAAAAAAGCTAGAAACACTGAAGAATTTAAACAAAGTTTTGAACTAAAGGAGCAAGAATGAATAACGCAAGCATCGATGATGTAACACCTAAAGAATGGGATGATCTTAAAAATACTAATGGTAGATCAGATCAAGAAATGTTAGATGCTCTTGATACTAAAATGGAAACAGATATGTTTAGCCATCAGACTGAACACATAAAAAACGTGTCACATCAAATAGATAATGTGAATAGTCCTGTACATTATAATTCAGGAAACGTAGAATGTATTGATGCTATTGAAGCCATGTTATCTCCTCAAGAATTTATTGGCTATTTAAGAGGGAATAGTTTAAAGTATAGATGGAGGTTTCTGTACAAAGGTAAACCTATTGAAGATCTAAAGAAAGCTGATTGGTACGAACAAAAACTTTATAATTTCTTTAAGGAGAATGAAAGTGTCTTGGGACAGAAAAACTGAAAGGAAAGAAAAATTTTATAAAAAAGATAAAGCGCGTACTAAAAAGTACAAGAAAGAACAACTAAGAAAAAAGGAAGATATACATGACACTAACAGACAAGAATAAAATAGGAAAACAATTCTATTTAGGAATAGAAATTGATTATGATAAGGAAAAAGAACTTAATAACTTTTCTTTAGACACTTTAAAAGACAGATATTTTTGGAAAGAAAATGGAGAAACACATGCTCAAGAAGCTTTCGCAAGGGCTGCTGTATTTAGTAGCACTTATAAAGGTACAACTGATTTTGTTTTGGCACAAAGACTTTATAACTATGCAAGTGATCGCTGGTTTATGTTTAGCACTCCTATTCTTAGTAACGGAGGAACCAGCCGTGGTGAACCTATTAGCTGTTTCCTTAATTCTGTTAGTGATTCAAGGGATGGCCTCGCTGCTCATTATGTTGAAAACATATGGTTGGCATCTGGAGGTGGAGGTATCGGTGGGTCCTGGTCTAATATTCGTAGTAATGGCACTGGTACTAGCAACGGTAGTAAATCTACTGGTTCTATCCCATTCATGCATGTAGTAGATTCTTTAATGCTTGCTTTTAACCAAGGGACAACTAGGCGTGGATCATATGCAGCTTATTTAGATGTTAGTCACCCTGAAATAGAAGAGTTTATTAACATGCGTAAAACAACTGGGGGAGATTTAAATCGCAAATCTTTAAACTTACATAATGCTGTTACTATAAATGATGAGTTTTTAAAATCTGTACAGTCCGATACAGATTGGCGATTAATAGATCCTAAAACTAAAGAAGCTGTAAAAACTATTCCCGCTAGAGATCTATGGTGGCAGTTAATTAATACAAGAGCAGAGACAGGAGAACCTTATATAGTTAACTTAGATCGTTGTAATGAAAGTTTACCAGAAGAACAGAAAAAAATTGGTTTAGAAATAAACCAAAGTAATTTATGTTCAGAGATAACACTACCCACTAATGAAGAAAGAACTGCTGTGTGTTGTTTAAGCTCAGTTAATCTAGAATATTTTGATTCTTGGAAAGACTCAGAATATTTTATTAATGACATGATCATTATGTTAGACAATGTATTAGAACACTTTATAGGGAAAGCTGTTCACCTGGAAAATATGGGAAAATATAATTTAAATTATGATAGGTTTAAAAATTATGTCAAAGAAAATTTTAAAGGGTCTATTGAAGCCGCTTATTCAGCTTACAGAGAAAGAGCAATTGGCCTTGGTGCGATGGGGTTTTGCAGTTACTTACAGCGTAATGGAATTCCTTTTGAGAGTATGTACGCTACAAGTTTCAATCACAGGGCTTTCTCTCATATCAAAGAAA